ATGGCCATCACTACTCTCCAGCGAATTGGAGACGACGACAAAGAATTGGAGCCAGCCTATCGCGCCGTAATCGACCACTGCAACGAAAGGCTGGCCCTTAATGGGAAATAACAACTAAGCCAAATCCACAAGAATAAATACGATGAAATTATCAAACGTCAAGATCATCACGGCGGAAGAATTGAAGGCCCTGCACGTGCATCCCTTCCAGCGGATCATCCAAGCCATCAAGGTGAAGCAATACATGGACAGCATCCGCGAGAACGGATTTTGGAAATCCCATCCGATTGTCTATTTTGTCTACAACGGCAAGAAGATCATTATCTGGGGCCACCACCGGCGCGAAGCCTGCCTGGCGCTGAAGTGCAGTGGCTATGCCGCCGAGATGCAGGATGTCACCAAGGAGGAAAGCATCGACCTGATCAAGGCTGAGAACTGGGCCACTTGGAAGATCGGAGAGACGGTGGCACTGGAGATCCGCCGGGGGAATCCTGACTACATCACGATGATGGAATACGTGAAGCTGGGAATGTCTGTCTCTGCCGCAAGCTCTCTGTTGTCCGGCGAATCTGCCAGCTCCGCCAACTACATGAAGCGCGTCAAGACGGGGGACTTCAAGGTCAAGACCACAGAAAACGCTGATAAAATCGCGGCGGTCTTGACGAAGTTCCCAAACAACAAAATCATCAGAACCGTCAACTTCATCAAGGCTCTTTCCCGGTGCCTGTTTGTTCCTCAGTTTGACTGCGCGGCCTTTGCTAAAAAGCTGGCCACGCATCCCGGCGAACTGGAGAACCGCAGCACCATACCGGAATTTACCGACATCATCGCGGGCATCTACAACAAGGCCGCTCGATCACCTATTCCGTTGCGGTTCCTCGCGGATCAGGCGGCCAAGGAGCGGGAGTTCGGTGGCAAAAACAAGAAGTAATCACCCACCATGAACGTCCGCGAATACTACTCCCGCCACACCTTGGCAGAGACCTGCGGGATCAGCGTCTCTCAGATCGACCGTCACATCCGCGCCGGAACCTGCCGCCTTAACAAGGCCGCTGAGAAAATCAACGGTGTCGGGATCAGAATCAACGGGCAACTCGCCTCCAAGTTTATCGGGGTGATGCAGGCCAGGAAACGCCTGATCAGTCGATGACTTAACCGACCCGGATCGGGTCAAAACAACACTCAAAGATCGAATCATGCACTCAAATATCAAAGCCCACACTATCTGGACGAAGCAAGCCAGTAACGGCATCAGACCTGCCCTCTGCTCGGAAGCTGGAATGATCTTCGGAATCCGTGATTACTCCGACATCATGTTTCGGCAGGACGGGAATCTCCTGTATGCCCACACTGCCAAAGGAACGACCCGTGACGCAGCCGCTATAATGGAACGGAGGGACAAGTAATGAGCAATCCGATCGACGACGGCGGGCCAGCCGTTCCCTTTTATGACGGACAAGGGGGCGTCCCTGGCATGACCCTCCGCGACTACTTTGCGGGTCAGGCAATGACGGCATGGATTGAGGACTTCTGCCTGAATAAGCCAAGCGTGGAAATGCAGAATGACGAAGCACTTAAGGTTGCTGAATTTTGTTATATCATGGCGAACGCTATGATCGCCACCAGGAAGGAGGCGCAGTCATGAGCCTGCTCCAAATCGAATTACTCAAGGAGGCCGCTCAGGTGGACTTGGTTCTGGGCGCTCTTTACGTCGTCCTTGGCAGTCTGGGGTTGCTCTGCATCTGGCACATCAGCCACACGCGCCGCCAGCTTGAAAAGCAGAACCGCCAACAGATCCGCCGCAAGTGGGGGAAGCTCAACCTAAGGGGGAATAACTAAATGGACGCACAACATACCGAAGGGCCATGGGTGATTGTGGATAAAGGATACGGCGCGAATATCGAGCCAAGCATCGCATGGATCGGATTTGGTTCCGCGCACCCGACCGCAGAGCATAGGGCCAATGCCAGATTGATTGCCGCCGCGCCTGATTTGCTGGCGATTTTGAAAGAACTTGCTGAGACGGATATCAGCAGAACTGACGACAACTTGGTTAAATACCTCTTTATCGCCATACGGGAAAAGGCCCGCAATATCACTGCCGCAGCAGGAGGGAGGGCCGAGTAATGACAAATGACCAAATCGACACTGCTATTGCTGAATATGTTGGATGGACGGAAATACATTCCCACATCGCGGTCTAAACCAATTTCCAGAGCCGCCGCATAACCAAACAACACCGGGGGGTGGCGTAGGGCGCGGTGGTTCTGGATCAAATTTCCGACCTGACTGTTTCAGGCGGAATGCCTTCCGGTCCCGCTCTTAACGGAGAAATCTAACGGGGCCGGGGGCACAGCTTTCTTAACTGAATACACAAACCACACAAACTAAATGGCAACATCAAAACTCAAAGCCCGCGAGCCTGAAGAGGTTCAGCCTGGCCATAGCAAAATGATTATCTTCGGTCCTTCCGGGGTGGGGAAAACTTGGTTCGGATTGTCTTTCCCGAAGCCTTACTATATGGATACCGAAGGCGGGGCTGATCTGAAGCACTATCAGGCGAGACTCAAGGAAGCCGGCGGGGCCTACATGGGGCCGAGTGATGGCACCTTGGATTTCCAGACTGTCCTTTCCGAAATCCAAACACTGGCCACGGAAACGCACCCCTACAAGACCCTGATCATCGACAGCATCACGAAGCTGTATCAAACCGCCATTTCCAACGAAGCGGAGAAGCTGGGGGACAAGGATGCATTCGGAGCCAGCAAGAAGCCAGCGATCGCCTATATGCGGCGTCTGGTGGCTTGGATCGACAAGCTGGATATGAACGTGGTCTTGATCGCTCATGAGGCTTCTGAATGGGGTCTGGTGAATGGCCAGCGGTCTGAGGTGGGCAAGGAGCCTGACGTTTGGAATAAGCTCATTTATGAGATCGACCTGGGCCTGCACTGCCAGAAGCGCGGGCCGCAGCGGGTGGCGGTGGTGCGGAAGTCCCGCCTGACTGGATTCCCTGAGGGGGAGTCTTTCAATCTTGAGTTTGCTGACTTTGCCAGCCGCTATGGCAAGGACTTCATCGAGGCCGAGGCCAAGCCCATCAGTTTGGCCACTGCCGAGCAACTGGCAGAGATCGCCGGTCTGCTGGAAACCGTCAGGGTGGATGAGGATTTCATCGACAAGTGCCTCAAAAAATTCTCTGCCGAAGCCCTCCCTGAAGTCAACGAAACCCAAGCCAACGCGATCATTACCGCCCTGCGGAAAAAACTCCCAACCCCAACCAAATAACACTATGAACTTCACCCCGAAATCAAAAGAAGAACTCGCAATGGATGGCCTGCTCCCGGCTGGCAAATATCCTTTCTCTGTCATCAAGGCAGAGGAGAAAACCAGCAAGGCCAGCGGCAATCCCATGCTGGCGCTGCAGCTCACGGTCTATGCCGACAATGGCGGGCAATCGACCGTCTTTGATTACCTCATGGAAAACAAGCCTGCCCAGCTTGAGCAATTCTGCCGCTTCACCGGCTTGGAGGCGCTTTATGCCAGCGGCAAACTTGAGGAATCCGACTGCGTGGGCCGAGAGGGCTGGGTCTGCATCAAGATTCAGGCGGCGAAGGATGGGTATGATCCGAAAAATGTGGTCAGTTATTACTGCCCGAAACCCGAGGGGACAGTGGCCGGCGCTCCTGCTGCACGATTGGCGGCTACCCCTGCCGGAATTGTTGACGACGATGACATTGCCTTTTGATGTCGATAACCCTTGAAGAACGCGCCCTGACCGTCCTGCAACTAAAGCTGGACTATAAAACCTGCAAGTGCGGGACGGTCGGGGCCTATGCCCAGTATCAAGCCGGATCGACCACGATCCAATGCCCGAACTGCCACCTGAGTTATACCGTGCCGGATGCTGAATATGCAGCCGCACTGGCCGGGTGGAAAACCGTTACCAATCAACGCAAAAGATGACCCCTCCGAAATTCTCCAAGCCCAAGGCCAAGCCGGCCGCGCAAACCCATCCCCGCCGTTATCTCTGCATTGGCCCAGCCAGAACCAGTGAGGGGGTCAAGGACCGCAGCTTCACCCGCGCCAACGAACCGCATTACGATCAGTCGGTGATGCGGGTGATGGACGAATCAGCAGAGGACAAAGCATCCTTCAAACTCTGGCGCATCGCCAACAACATCAAAGCATAACATTATGGTCACTGAAACCGAACTAGCTCAAGCCTTGGACAACATCCTAGGCTACGTGGTCACCGCAGTAATCTGCTGCGGCGAGGAGGGATGCCAGCAAATGAACTGCTGGAGCTGCCAAGGATCGGAAGTAGCAGAGGCGGAATCAAAGGCCGCTGAAGCCATATTCCAGGCATCTGGCAAAGTCTTGAAGGAATGGAAAGCGTCGAAAGAAGCCCAGAAATGCGGCTGTGATGCTTCCGAATTTTACTGCTGTGTGATCCCTCCAGTCTGTCCCGAATACATCATTGGGCACGATGGATACTGCGCCGTCTGCTGGCACAACAAGGAATGTCACCAACCCAAACCAGAGCAGCCGAAATGAAACGCGCCATCTACATTGGAGGGGATAGCTGGTTCCTCAATTATGGCAAAACCGGCACCTACGGAATGGTAAAGGGAAACTGGGGCAAACGGCCTGTTTTTGAGTTCCGGCCGGACGGAGAGGGCTGGGCAATTCCCCTTCCGCGCATCGAAGTTTACCTGCCTGCCGAAGACCAAACCAGACACTGCCCGAAACCATGAGCAACACCCCAGAAACAGCGCCAAAATACATCCCTGGATGGCCAGAGCTTGCGCAGCTTCCGGAATCAGAAACGCACCGGATTGAAATGGACCCCAGCGGAGGCTGTGGGTGGATCAAGGAAAAAGCAAATCCCGATGACCTTGGGCGCTACCTATCAACCCACACGTTCTACGGGTTGAATCACAGGGAAAGCACTAGGGTGCTCCGCCGGTGCGGATGGAATGTGACATGCGCGAACTGGGACGGACCCAGCAACACCCCAACCAAACCATGAGCACCCCAGAAACAGACAGCCCGCCGCGACTTGTTCAGCTTTGCTTGAAGCGTGGAGACAAGCCCTACGAACTGGTAGGCGATGCGTGCGGGGACGAAACCTGCGATCAATGCGGACAGTCCATTTGGGCGACCGACTTCGAGGAAAATCACCGCGCCGGATACAAGTCCGACCGCAACCAAAACGCTAAACCCCACCCTGACGCGGTGGCGCTCAAAACACTCTGTAGAAGGTGCTTGTCCCCCATGGTCTGCCACTGGTCGCCTATGATAGACTTTGCGGGCAAGTTCATCCCTGCCGCTGACTACATGGCCAAAACTCTTCTCGACGAGGACATGGGGGTGTTCTGCGACGACTGTATGGAAAAGATGCCTGATGTGAAACTGGAAGACTTAATTGCGGAGGAGTCAACGTGAGCGCCCCTCCACTGATCTTTTTTTGGCCGCAGTAGTCGTTATTGAGATCATCTATTTCTCCCTGCGCATTTTTACAACATGAACATCCCTCCCCCGCTAATCCCTGAGGATGCCTTTGTGGCTATGGAAAGGACCGAACTCATTCATCTCTGCCGCAAGATGGAGCGAGAACGCGACCAAGCCCGCAAGGAGATAAATTCCCTGTTTGGAGCACTGGCTGCAATCCAAGACGCGATAGGTTGTGGGTGCGGCGGGGACTACGGCCTCTGCGAGGATTGTTCAGAAGCATACAACAAAACCGATGAATTGATTAAAGCGCGGGAAACCAAACCAACCGAAACAATGAGCAGCCCCCTCCATAGCGATATGGGGATTCCCATATCGACCCCAATCGTCCAGCCCGACGAAGCCACGGAACGACTCAACCACGCCGAAATCCTCCTGTCCGATCTGGCCTCCGGCTACTGGCGAGCCGTCCTTAACGACCAAGACCCCAGCGGGGAGGGCCTCATGGGTGAGCGCGTCGCCCAGTATCAGGCGCGATATTGTTAGCAGGAATCAACTACAAAATCATGACGCCAGCCCAAGACCGCATCTTCCTTGCCGCACTAACCCAAGCCGGAATCCCTGCGCCGGTCGCTGAGTTCCGTTTCCATCCGACCCGCAAATGGCGCATGGACTTCGCCTGGCCGGACCGAAAAGTATTCCTCGAAATCGACGGAGGAATCTGGTCAGGAGGCCGGCATACAAGACCGGGGGCAATGTTGAAAACCTGGGAGAAGGAAAACGCCGCAGCGACCCAAGGATGGCGGGTGCTGCGATGCCAGCCGCGTGATTGCTGCAAGCTGGAAACCATTAATGCTATTCAGGACGCACTAAACCAATGATCACAAACCAAGAAGTGGCGGTGCTATTTGCCCGCGCTGATTCTATCTACAAATCAATCCCCGGCTGTGATGTTTGGGACATTGACCGGGATGCACGGGGCTGGCGCGGGACTTGTCCGGTGGTGGCTCATCCGCCTTGCCGGGCTTGGGGCTGCCTTTCCCATATGGCCAAGCCAAGACCGGATGAAAAAGCACTGGCCCTTTATTCGGTCAATCAAATCAGGATCAACGGCGGGGTTCTGGAGCATCCAGCCGGCAGCAAGCTATGGAAGGAGGCGGGCCTGCCTGCGCTTGGGGAGACTGATGCATGGGGTGGATTTACCATGATCCTTCCGCAGTTCTGGTTTGGGCATCTCGCTGACAAGGCAACGAGGCTTTACGTCTGTGGGTGCTCACCGGCTGATGCGCCTCCTGTGCCGATTGTATTGGGGGAGGCCCCCAGAACGATGGGATCAACCCGCCGCCACAAGGTTCTAGCCGGTATTCAAAAGCCGGAGCTGCTAAAAAAGGACCGTGAGAAAACCCCGGAAGCATTCGCCATCTGGCTTGTTGAGCTGGCCCGAAAATGCCGCCGCTGATCTTAACTAAAGTTACCACCCCAACCCCATGACCAACGAAGAAAAAGCCCTCGCCAAAGAGCAGGCGAAGCAGTGGATAACCAAGGCGCCGGAGCCGGAGCTGGTCGCCAAGCCCAGATCGCACAAGGGAAAACCAAGGAGCGCCAAGACCTTGCCAAAATGGATATACCGCAGGCACTACATTTCCGGGGAGCCGTTTTACGTCGTCAACGTCAAGCAGTCGCTCAAAAGCAAAAGCCACCACGTTGGGAGCTTTCCAACGGTCGCCGAGGCGGTGCGGCGGTTGGCCCAGTGGCTGGATCGTCAGCAGGCTCTGGAGAGAGCGAATGCAGCGAAATCCACAAGTCCCTAAACCATCAACCACAACAATTTGATTCTGCCATGATGTCTCCTGAAGAACACGCCAAGGCCCGCGCACAGGCGCAGCGCTGGATGAAACCAATCCCACCGCAGGCCCCACCCCCGCCGCGCACTAGACTGCGGCGCGGTCTGCCCATCGGGGTTTATCATAGCTACATCGCTGGGAAGCCTTGGCGGGTGCGGATCAAGGTGGGAGAGAGGCTGATCAGTCTGGGTGCCTATGCGACAGTGGCAGAGGCGGCAGCGGTGGCCCTGGCTGGGGCCAAGACAACTTCGTAAACCGTGAGAGCGAAGGGGCGGTCTGACATTATGCCGTTTAAGCCGATCCACCTGCGTCGGTCCCGATCCACGGAGCAGGTTCAATTTCTGATCATCACACACTACCCACACACCAATGAAACATCTGAATTACGACGAATTTATCCAATCCAAGTCACGGCTTTTGTCGGAGTCTGGATTTGAACCGCGGCCTTTTACGGCCCCGCTTTTTCCATGGCAGGAGCACGTTATCGGCTGGGCGATCCGGCAGGGGAGGGCAGCGCTTTTCGAGGACTGCGGGCTGGGCAAGACGATCCAACAACTGGAGTGGGCGCATCAGGTGGCACAGCATACCGGTGGCTGCGTGCTGATCCTGACGCCGCTTTCGGTGGCGCGGCAGACGGAGGCGGAGGCACGGAAGTTTGGCATCGCCGCGGAGGTGGTGAGCAGTGGGGATGATGTGGATCGGGCCGGCGTATTCATCACGAACTATGAGAAGCTGGAGCACTTTGAGGGGATTGAGTTTGCCGGCGTGGTGCTGGATGAGAGCAGTATCCTGAAGTCCTTTCAGGGGAAGACCCGCAGGGTGCTGACGGAGCGATTCAAGGACACGCCCTACCGGCTCTGCTGCACGGCTACGCCATCGCCGAACGACTACACGGAGCTGGGGCAGCACGCGGACTTTCTGGGGATTTGCTCACCGATGCAGATGCTGTCCACCTGGTTCATCAATGACACTTTCAACACGGGGGACTGGCGGCTGAAGAAGCACGCGGAGGGGGAGTTCTGGAAGTGGCTGGCCAGCTGGGCGGCGTGCATTTCCAAGCCTTCGGATATTGGCTACGAGGATGCCGGCTATGATCTGCCGGGGCTGAATCTGGAGACACGGATTGTGGAAGTGGATGAGGCTGACGGAGCGCCGGAGGATCAGCTGTTCCGGCACGCTACGCTGTCAGCCACCACGATGCACAAGGAGCTGCGGATGACACTGACGGAGCGGGTGGCGGCACTGGCGGATGCGGTGAACTCCAGCACGGATCAATGGATGGTGTGGTGCAATACCAACGAGGAGAGCGAGGAGCTGAAGCTGGCGATCCCTGACGCGGTGGAGGTGAAGGGGAGCGATAACCCGCGCCACAAGGAACGCGCTCCGCTGGACTTTATCAGCGGAGGGACGCGGGTGCTGATCAGCAAGGCGGGCATCTTTGGCTATGGCCTGAATTTCCAACACTGCCGGAATGTGGCCTTTGTGGGGCTGTCCTATTCTTTCGAGGACTTCTACCAGGCGCTGCGGCGGTGCTACCGCTTTGGGCAGGTGCACCCGGTGCGGGCGCTGATCGTGCAGGCATCGACGGAGGGGGCGATCCTCCAATCCATCCAACGCAAAATCACCCAACATCAGGAAATGCAAACCAGTATGAAACAAGCGGCCAAAGCCTTCAAGGAAAACACCACTAAGAAACTGACAATGAAAACGGAAATCGAAACCAAGACGGGCGAGGGCTGGACAGTGCACCACGGGGACTGTGTGCGGGTGGCCAAGACGATCCCGGATGGATCGATCCACTTTTCGGTGTTCTCGCCGCCGTTTGCTGATTTATTTTGTTATTCGGATGATCTGCAAGACATGGGGAATTGCGCGGACCTGTCAGAGTTCACGAAGCACTTTGAAATCCTGATCGCTGAAATGAAACGGATCATGATGCCGGGGCGGGAGGTGGCGGTGCATTGCGTGGACCTCCTGAGCACGAAGTGGAAGACGGGGCGGATTGAGTTTCAGGACTTCAGCGGGGAGTTGATCCGCGCTTTCTGGCGGCATGGCTTCCTGTTCCATAGCCGGATCTGCATCTGGAAAAGCCCGGTCACGGAGATGCAGCGGACGAAGGCCCATGGCCTGCTCTACAAAACCCTTTGCTCTGACAGCACCAACAGCCGGGTGGGGTGCGCGGACTACTTGCTCATCTTCAAAACGCCAGGGGAGAACCCAGTGCCGGTGACGAAGGACAAATCCAGCTACCCGATCGACTGGTGGCAGGAAGCGGCATCTCCGGTGTGGATGACAGTGGACCAGGGGAATGTGCTGAACCGGGACGGGGCGCGGGATAACAACGATGAGCGCCACATCTGCCCTCTCCAGCTCGATGTGATCGAGCGGGCGGTGGCGCTGTGGTCGAATCCAGGGGAGCTGGTTTACAGCCCGTTCACCGGGATCGGATCGGAGGGCTACAAGAGCCTGCAGATGGGGCGGCGCTTTGTGGGGTCGGAGCTGAAGGAGTCCTATTTCAACCAGGCCAGCCAGAACCTCGCCAACGCGACATCCCAACTTTTGCTGCTGTGAGAATCCGAACCATCAAGCCTGAGTTCTTTACTCATGACCGGCTCTTTGAGGCCGAGGTGGAATACAAGCTGCCGCTCCGTATTGCCTTTGCCGGGCTATGGTGCGCGGCTGACCGGGAGGGGCGTTTCAGGTGGGAGCCTCGCCGCCTTGGGGTGCAGATTCTGCCCTACGATAAACTGGACTTTTCACGCGTGCTCCACGCGTTGGCCACGCGTGGTTTTGTTATGAAATACGCGACAGAGACGGGTGAATTTGGGTGGATTCCCGGGTTCTCGCGCCACCAGGTGGTCAACAACAAGGAGCGGGCTTCAGAACTGCCGGAGCCTATACTGGATAAGGATTCCAACGCGTGCGCCACGCGTGACCCACGCGACAACCACGCGTGCCATAAGGAAAGGAAAGGAAAGGAACATGGAAAGGAAGGGAATATGGAAGGGAAGGAGTGTGGCGATGCCACCCCGCCAACCCACATCGCCAAGGCATCCACGCCGGAGGAGGTCGAGGCATTCGCCATCTCCATCGGATGCCTCCCATCGCAGGGCACCGCGGCTTACTGGAAGTGGGAGGGCAACGGCTGGCAGAACGCAGGCAAGACCATCAAGGACTGGAAAGCCACCGTCCGGTCCTGGCATACGCTGGGGTATGCGCCATTCACCAAGCCGGCATCCGCCGCGTCCACCGAAAATCAATACGGACCACTCCAACCCGACAAATGGAAACCCAAAGCATGACCCGCACCGCACCCTGTCCAATCTGCGGCACTGCCGTGACCCGCGAGGCTGTGATCTTCCTGGGCCGTGAGCTGCTGGCCGGCCTCGCCTGCCTGTGCCAAGCCTGCGATGACAAACGTGCACTTGAGGAGGCGACTGCGAAGGCCGCGAAGAGCTTTCGCGACGCCTGGGAAAAGATCGTCCCGCCAGCCTACCAGTGCGCCCAAATCGAATCCGTTTCGCAGCGGCTCCGGCAAGCCGCAAGCTGGCTTCCGAAGGTGGGTGAAACGGGACTAGGAATCCATGGGCCGTCCGGCTGCGGGAAAACGCACTGTATGGCCTTGATGGTGCTGTCTGCGGCAATCCCCTTCCGATGGCTCACCGGAGCCGCCCTGCGCGCTCTGGCGCTCAATGCGGCCATGCTGGATGGGGCGGACCGGGACGATGCGCGGAAAACTCTGGCCGGTCTGCGGAATGTGCCGCTTTTGGTGATTGATGACTTGGCTGAGGTGAAGTTCACGGAGGCGTTCGCTGAGAAACTTTTTGAGCTACTGGAGCACCGGAACACCTCCCTGCTGCTGACCTGCTGGACGGCACAGCATGGGCCGGGGAGATTGGCGGCGAAGATCGCGGCAGGGAAGGGAGTGGATCAGGGCACGGCTGACGCGATCGAGCGGCGGCTGGTGCAGCACTCCGTTATTTTTGAGGGATGAACCCGAACCAAAAAACCATGAACGAATCCATTTACGCACTTTTACTGGCCGAAGGCTGGAAGGAATACCAGGACCAATTCCGCAAATACGTGAGATGCTTTTGTAAGCGTTTCGAGACTCCGACCAGATGCGCCTGCAACCACCGCAAGGAGGGGATGCAGGTAACAATAGCCGCAACCCAGCACGGCACGTATTTTGCCTACGAGATCGAGCTGCACGGTGAACTTTCTGATGGAACGTGGATCAAGATGCACAACCACGGGATGCCTGATGACATTGAGGCCGGACTGGCAACGATCCCGCGACTGCTGGCTACTTGGGAGTTTATTGCAAACCACGATCAACCAACCAACCAAACACCAAAAATATGAACAAACAAAACGCACACCTCTACACGCCGCTTGTCCAAGCCCTCGCCAAAGGCAAAACGATCGAGATTCTCGTCAACAGCAATGGCTGTGAAGATTGGGAAGAAGCAGTTGAACTGGATTTTTCCTGCGCTCCAGACTGCTACCGCATTAAGCCCGAGCCAGTAACTGAGCCGCTAGGGCCGGAGGATGTGCCGCCGGGGAGCGCCATCAGGAGTATAGGCGATACCCAGTGGTGGATGGTATCAAGCGTTGCGAAAACCCACGTAAACCTTGGGCATAAGGGCTGGTCCACCTACGAAGCCCTTCAGAAATGTTCTGAAATTAAACGCCCCGGCGAGGACTGGATGCCTTGTCACAAGCCATCCACAACCAATCAAAAACCATGAGCGACCACTTCCACAGAGACGACACAGGCCGATGCCACGCGATCGTGACCTACGCCAACATCTACCGATACAAAGGATTTACCTTTGAGTTCCACTACTTCTGCGGGCCGGGTAAGGTCAAAAAGAATGGAGACCCAGCCGCCCGCCAAGGTCTTAAATTCTGGCGTGCCGTCGATGAATGGTGCCGGCTTTCGGATGATGAAAAGAAAGCGACTCAGATTGCCGGATGAAAACCTCCGAACTGATAACGGTCTTAAGTAATTGCCTCGCGTCTCATGGCGACTTGGATGTGCAAATCGAATCATCTCACGGTGAATACTCGCCCTGCGAGATACGATGGGCCAAGCCGGTGATAGAGGAAGGAATGCCCATGATGCTGTTGGCCAGTGACGAGGCTGACGACGGACTGCGCTTTGCCTTGTCCAATGCCAACCCATCAAAATGACCACCCTCCAAGCCAACGCCGATAAAACGATCCGCGCCGCGCACGCCGCCGGGATGACTGACGCGGGCCTGCTTCGGCTGATCGCTCAGATTATTGTCAGGCTGGAGGGGCGGACGACGTGTAATCGGTGGGAGATGGTGGAGATGGTGCGGCGGATGCTGGATCACTAAAAGCAGTGTTTCTGGGCCCACCTATAAACTCATTGCAAACCAACGAGTTACGCCCCGCAGCATGGCAGAACAACGCCATAGGGGCCCGCCCTGCTGCGCCACTAAGATCAGGCTACCCAGACGGTGGGTGCCGCGACTACCTCCTCCTGGGCCATGGCCCGGCCTAGAGCCATCACGGCGGCGACGATGCCGTCGATCTTTTCGCGGCTGCGCTTTTTGTTGGGCTTGATGGCTCCGCTGGGGTCCATCTCACAGGCGACGTTGCCGGCCTCCCATGCGAGGAGTGGGCTTCCATCGTGCAGGAGGTGGCCGCCTTTGACGAGGCGCTCAAACTCTGAGGTGGGGGCACCCATGGATTTGTAGCCTTGGCCGAACTCAAAGACCTGCATCCCGTCTTCTTGGAGGTGCTGGACAGTTTCGAGGCTTCCCCATCGGTCGAAGGCTACATCCGTGACTTCATAGTCGGCGCAGATCCGTTGGATGCCGTGCCGGAGGGCGACGAAGTCGGTGGTGTTGCCGGCGGTGGCGTTGATCCAGCCTGCCTTTTTCCAGCTCTCGTAAGGCACGCGGTGCTCGCGGGTGCGGGTGGCGATGTCGTCGCCGGGGCACCAGTGCCAGACGAGCAGGGCGTGCTTCCTGACGCCGATGGCTTTGAAGACCTCGTCAGGCCGAAAGACGAGGGCAAAGGCGGAAAGGTCGCTGACCTTGGCGAGATCGAGGGCACCGTGGCATTTCCGGCCTTTTAGCTTTTCGGCCAGGCCTTCGCAGCCGCCTTTCTTCCAGTCGTCGGGATCGAGCCACCGCTCTGCGACGTTGGCCCAGATGTTGAGCTGTTTTGTCAGGAAGTCGGGGAGGGCGGATGGGGTGGCGCGGACTTTGGAGACCTCTGTCTCGAAATAGTGCTTGGGCTTGATCGTCAGGTAGCCGGGGTTGGCTTTCTGCCAGACTGCCGGATCGTCCCATCGGTCGATGTCTTCCGGGTCGGCCATGGCGATGAACGCGAAAAATGCCTCGTCGTGCAGTGTTCCGGTCAGGACATCTTCGGCCCGCTTATGGGTCTCGAAAGCGAATGAGTGGGTGTTATTGCCTGCGGTGGAGATGTCCAGCATGAGCGGCTGGCGGCGGGCACCCATACCTGACTGGAGGACATCCCACAGATCACGGGACGCCCAGGCATGTGTTTCGTCGCAGATGGCAGCGTGGGGGTTCAGGCCGTCAAGCTTGTCGGAGTCTGCGGCTAGTGGCTCAAAGCGGGAATTGGTGGACGGGAACTCTAGCACGCTGACCTTTTCGACGAACCGGGCGCGGACTTTGGGGTGGGCCTTCCGCAGCATGGTGCAGGAATCCCGGAAGACGAGCCGGGCCTGATCCCGCTTGGTGGCGGCGGCAAAGATTTGGGCACCCGGCTCGTCATCAAGGGCCAGCAGGTAAAGGGCGATGGCAGCGGCGAAACAGGTTTTGCCGTTCTTCCGGGGCACACGCATGACGGCGGTTTTGAATCGACGCATCCCGCTGTCGGCATAGACCCATGAAAAGATGCTATACGCCACGAACTTCTGGAAGGGGGCGAGACTGAGGGGCTGGCCGGCCCACTCGCCGGTGTATTGGCGGAGCAGCAGACAGAAGGCATCGAGGTTCGCGCCACGGTCAGGCTCCCAGACGTATGGGAAAGCCGCGGTGCCCTGCCGGTCCAAATCATTCAAATGCCGTTGGCAGGCCAGCTTGACGAGCTTCCCGGCTGGAGTCTCACCGGATAGGACGGATCGGGCGTAGGCGGTGGCGGGGTCGTCTGCCGGGGCGGTGTGGCGCTTGGCTGGCATGGTTCATTGTCTTTCCTCTTGGCTGAATTTGGCGTGACACTTGACGCAGAGGGCCATGAGATTGGAATGCACGAAGGCGAGGTGAGGGGCGGTCTGCAGGCTTTCCTTGTGATGGACTTCCTGCGCTGGCGGGGGGAACTCGCCGTGCCAGCCGTGGGGGTTTTCGCAGATGGGATTCCGGGAGATGTAGGTGAGCCTGACGCGCTTCCAGAAATTGGAATTGCGGAGATCGGAGGCGATCCGCAGGCCGGCAGTCATCCGCCGGGTTTGCCGATCGTAGACCTGCCTAGCGTGTGACGGCGCGGTGAACTTGGGCAGGCTGTGCTGGGGCGGCTTGGTGGGCATTCAGTTTCCCCGCTGGGCTTTGAGGAGTTCGGCAAAGGGGTCTTCTTCTTTGACGTTGCCGCCGAACTTGGCGCGGGCGGATGGGGTGAGGCCGAGGCTGGAGAGGTAGCTGAAGCAATCCTTTCCTGACTTGAGCATGGTATTCATCAAAGGGTGGGCTTTGACGTTGCCTTGGTTGTCACAGACGGTGCGGCCATCCAGCTGGATGGAGTCGCGGCATTCCTTGTAAAGCTGAAAGGATTCGGCGGCGTGGATCAGGAAGATTCGGTCGGCGGCGTCGATGAATCCCATCAACAGGAGGCACTCCACGGCGTCGTCCCAGAACTTGAGGCCGTGGGCTTCCAGATGGTCAGGCGGGCGGGGGTCGAACTCTCCGGCCTTCGGTGCATCTTTGCTGGGCAGAGGCTTGGGACCGGCTCCACCCTGGCTGACGCGGCGGGTGCGGCCGAGGCTATCGTGGGACTTGGTGGTCTGCATGATGGGAGATGGTGGAGGCTAGTAAGAGGATGACGGCGGCGCAGATGGCCGGCGGGATAGCGATGATGGCGAGGGCGGCGGCGATGAGCTGGAGGCCGAGGTTGATCAGGGCGTTGAGGAGTCTCATGGGTCGGCCTCCTTTTTTGGCAGCTCGACTTGCCACCAGCTTTTGTCATGGAGGCGGGAGCCGGTGAGCACCCCGGCCTTGCATAGCCGGACGACGTGCTGGCGGCTGATGTTGAGTTTCTTGGCAGCTTGGGAGGTGCTGAGTTTTGCCATGGGTGAAAAGTATGGAGTTCCCAATGTGCCGCAAGTTCTTAGTGTGCCTAATGTTCCGAATGTTCCTTTATTTCTGACACGACAGAAATCCAGTCTTGCGGGAAGCCCTATAAAAAGGGATAGGTCCGCCATGCTCCGAGCAATCGCCGCCCTATCCGCCTTCACGGCGCTGGCGTGTGCCGCTTGCACGGTGCGGCCTCTGATCCGCTCCGGGGAGTCTGTGGTTTCCTTGGGCGGATCGGTCTTTACGAAGTCTGCTGGGGAGACTGCCAGTTATTCCGGGCCGCTGGGGACGCTGAGTTATAACGACACTGGCAAGGATGAGACGGTGATCCCCGGCAAGATCGCCAATTACTATGGGGTCAAAGCAGTGACCGAGGCGGCTAACTCAATGTTCCGCACAAGCGAGAGCACGACGCGCATCCTGGCTAAAGAGGAAACCTCGCGGGCCGCTACCACATCGGCGGCTGATGTGGAGAAGCTCAAAATCCTTAACCCCGTGGAGGAAGCTCCTATCCAGCCATGAATGAAATCAATAGCTCCAAATCCATCTTCAAATCCAAGACCGCCTTCGCAGGGGTGTTGGTTGCCGTGGCCGGTGCGGTTGGTTCCTTTGCTCCCGGTCTCGCGCCGTGGATCGCGGCCCATGCTGACTTGGTTCTCATGGCTGCTGGCATTCTGCAGGTCGGCCTGCGGATGGTTACTAAGGGCAGCGTTAATCTTTTCGGTGATCCTGACTAGCTGCTCTCACGATTACCAGGCGGCAAAACAAACTCTCAAGATAGCTGAAATCGATTCGTGGGCCAAGCCCATCCAACCCGAACCGCTCCAATTCACCCCACTGATTCCCCGCGCTAAGTCCGAACTGGAACGCCAAGCCGCTGACGAACAAGCGGCGATGCAAACCCTGAAGCGCCTGCGCTTTACCCCATGAAAGTTTTCCTCCTGAAATACATCGCCACCTGGTTGGCTGACAACAACAAGCTGGCAATCGCGGCGATTGTTGAGGCGATCAGTGTTGCTGATGCCCGGTTCGGGGTCGGCTCTGAGAAGCTGGAGTTCGTGAGGACAAAGGCGGTTTCCTATCTGCAAGGGCAGGCTGGCTGGATCATCGACACCATCATCCACCTTTTGCTGGCCTGGGTTCGCAAATCATGAGCACTCTCCCCGTCCGCCAGAAGCTGATCGAGATCGCTCGCCGCGAGGTGGGGGCGCGTGAAGTGGGGCGGAATAGCGGGAAGCGGGTTCGTGAATATCAGGCGGCGACCAATCTTGAGGGCACTGGATGGCCATGGTGTGCGGCCTTTGTCTGCTGGTGCATCCGGGAATGGGGCAAGGACAAGGAAGTGCTGGCAGCACTGAAGCTGACGCCGGCCGGATTTGAAAAATGGAGGCCGAAGACTGCGGCGGCGTTTGGCTTGGAGGACTGGGCCAAGAAACGCGGCCTGCAGGTTTTGTTCGCTGACGACATCCCATCACTGCGGACGGGGGACATTGTGACTTTTGACATGAGTCATACGGGCTTGGTGGCTGATGATGCCAGAGGGGTTATCAAAACCATCGAGGGAAACACTGGAGCCAGTGGTGGCCGTGAGGGGGACGGGGTGTGGGACAAGTCCCGTAACTTCAAAGAGTCCCGGAAATTCATCCGCCTTTTGCCGCCATGAGCCAAATCCTGACCATGAGTGAAGAACAGACAGAGGGCTTTTCCAGCCGACTCAAGACTCTTGATATTGTGGTCAAGCTTGGCTGGGCGCTTTTGGCAGGAGCCTTCGCCATGGGGGTGTGGGTGGCCACGATCCAGATCGCCGTCAACGAAAACACCCACACGACTGCCTCTGTGCAGCCGCGAATCCGGGAGCTGGAGCTAAAGGAAAGCGCGAACAATGAGAAGCTGGCTAACATCCTCAAAATTCTCGACCGGATAGACCAGAAACTGAATCAATGAGCGACCGAACATTCATGACTCTGCGTGAGGCAGGCGTTTCCCAGACTGGGATTCGCCCCCGCTTTGCGCCGATTCGGAATGAAAGCCCGCTGACGAATCCGGGGAGTGAGTTTCTCGCCGCTCTGATGGGCAGCACGGGGCCGCTGGGGGCAAAGGTGAATGAACTGACCGCCCTTGGGGTCTCGACGGTCTATGCCTGTGTGCATTACATCGCCCAGATTGTCAGCACGCTGCCGCTGGAACTGTATGTGCAGAATGGGGACAGCCGGACGCCGGCCGTGGGGCATCCTGCCAGGCGGGTGATGCGCACACGGCCCAATCCGATCATGGTCAGCAGTGATGTGCGCTATGCGCTGGCCTTCAACCAAGCGCTGCATCACAACGCTTACGCGCAGCTGGTCTACGACCGGGCGGGGCGGATCGCGGAGATTTACCCGCTGCGGACGCGGAACGTGTCAATGACGATGCGCGGGAACTTCCCCCGCTATACCGTCACCAGTGATAGCGGCAGCAAAGAGCTGGGCTTTGATAAGATTTTGCATCTGCGCGGGATGTCTCCTGATGGCTTGAAGGGTCAGGGACCGATCAGTCTTTGTGCTAATCTGATTGGGCTGGCGCAGGCGCTGGAGGATAATTCCAGCAGGTTCTTCTCGAATGGATCGCGGCCTGGGATGGTCTACACAGCAGCGCCGGGGGTGAACTTGACGGAGCAGCAACGGAATGCCCTGAAGGACCAGCTCAACTCTGCTTATCAGGGCGTCGATAACTTCTTCCGCACAATGGTCTTGGAAGGTGGCGGCAAGATGGAGATGACCCGGAGCGCCAATGATAGCAGCCAGTTTGACGAGATCGCCAAGCGGACGCATCAGCAAATCTGCCAAGTGTTCGGGGTGCCTCCGCACAAGGTTGGCATCCTTGATAACGCCACCTTCAGCAACATTGAGCAGCAGCAAATCCAAGCCGTGCAGGACTTGTTCTTGCCATGGTGCAAACGGTGGGAGGAAGCCTTCGCTGGGGCTTTGCTGCTCCCGTCTGAGCAGGATAACCACTACTGGAAGCACAACCTTAACGGACTGCTCCGAGGTGATGCTGCTGCCAGATTCTCTGCCTACAGCACGGGCCTGCAGAACGGCATCTACAGCATCAACGAGGTAAGGGGATACGAAGACCTCGACCCGATCGAGGGCGGCGACACGCACGTTCGCCAGCTGAATATGGCTGACATCTTAGCAACCGCCGCCGCACCGGCAACAATGGAACCGGCAGTATGAAAGTGAAGCAAAAAGAGATTACCAATCTGGCTGACAGCACCCGCTCTGGCGATCCCGCCAAGCTCAAGACGGCGTGGGAAAATGCTGCGAAGATTCAGAAACCGCAGGCGCTTTCGCATGAGCTTCTCATCTACGACCGGATCGGCTCTGACTACTTTACCGGCGGCGGGATCACCCACCAATCCGTGACTGACTGGCTGGCTGGATTGGAGCCATCCAATTCTGCGATCACGGTGCGGATCAACTCTCCGGGTGGCGATGTCTTTGAAGGGGTGGGGATTTATAACGCGCTGGTGGCATGGCAGGCTGGGCAGGATGACCGGAAGATTACGGTTAAGATCGATGCGCTGGCGGCTTCGATTGCTTCGGTGATTGCGATGGCTGGGGATGATATCGTGATTGGCGGCAATGCCATGATGATGATTCACCGGGCCAGCACGATTACGATGGGGAATGCTGCTGACCACCTTAGCACTGCCTCGACGCTGGAGAGCATCGACCAGATTATTGTCGATACCTACGAGGCGCGGACTGGGCAGAAGCCAGCTGATCTGAAGGGCTGGCTGGACGCTGAAACTTACATGACCGCAGCGGAATCCGTGGAACGCGGGTTCGCTGACCGATCCGAAACTTTGAAGGGGAGGCCGGAGCATCACGACCCGGAGACCCCAGACAACCAATCCGTGGCGCGTCTGGCAGCCGCCCGGCTGCTGGTGGCTCAGATGGGCCGTCCGACAGTCACCGCACACGCCGCAAACTGATAACACAAACACCCATAATAACATGAAAAAGAAACCGTTGATCGTCCTGCCAGTCTTGGCATTCTCCCTCACCATCCTGACCATGGATGCCAGCCCGCTGGACGCCGTCCATGCGAAGATCAAGGCCGTGGCCGCTGATGCCGACAAAATCCTCGCCGGGGCCAAGGATGGCCTCAGTGAATCTGACTTGGCTAAGGTCAAAGAATACCACGGCATGGTGGATGGCCTCAAGGCTACCGCCAAAGCCCTTGAAACCCAGAGCCAGCTTGGTGCCTACCTCGACAGCGTCCCTGACAGCGAGAAGCGCAAGGTTATCTTGGATGCCTCTGGCCTCTCCAATCAGGATGCCTCTGATGCCGAGCGCTTCAGCTTCCGCCGCTTGATCGTTGGTCAGCTGGCCGGTGGCAAGCTCGACGGTGCCGAGGCCGAGATGGTGGCGCAGGGCGCTAAAGATGCGGTGCAGCTGGCCAGCCAAGGGAGCCATGTTCCCCGCGCTGTGCTCGCTACCATGTTCGCCAATCGTTTCCGCAACGACCTGACCGCTGGCGGCACCGGCGCTGGCCTGGAAGTCCTGACTCGCGAGCCTTTGCGAGGGATCGTCGATCCCTTCTATGAGGCCATGGTGACCCGCACCCTGGGCGCTCAGTTCCTCTCTGGCCTGCAGGGCAATATTCCCTTCCCGAAAATGGGCCGGGATAGCACCAAGCCTGCGTTTGCCGCTGAGAATGGTGCTTCCACCGAGCTAACCCCAACCAGCAGCCTGATCACCCTGTCGCCTAAGCGCATCCCTGCTCATGTGGAGCTGTCCAAGCAGCTCCTGCTCCAGACTGACCCGAGCATCGAAGCATGGGTGCGGAATAACCTCCTGCAGGAAATCGCCATCATCTGGGAGAAGGCTGTCATCCACGGCACCGGCTCCAGCAATCAGCCTACCGGGATCGTTGCCACTGCCGGCATCGGCTCTGTGGCTGGCGGCACCAACGGCCTGGCCCCTACCTGGGCCAACATCGTGGACCTCGAAACCGCGCTGGCCAACGCTGATGCGGCCACCGGGAACCTGGCCTACCTCACCAACTCCAAGGTGCGCGGCGCTCTGAAGAAGATCAGCATTGAATCCGGCACTAGCGCCGAGAAAATCTGGAGCCGCACCACCCCTGAACTCCCGCTTAACGGCTACGTCACCGGGGTTTCCAACTGCGTGTCCTCCACCCTGACCAAGGGCACTTCCTCCGGGGTTTGCTCTGCGATCATCTTCGGCAACTTTGCTGACTTGGTTATCGCTCAGTGGGGTGGCCTTGATGTCCAGGTCAATCCTTACAGCCTCGACACCACTGGCTTGGTCCGCATCACTGCTGCCGCCTTTGGTGATAACGCGGTGCTCCGGGCTGGCTCCTTCGCCGCGATGCTCGATGCGCTGACTGCCTAATTTTGTTGGTGGTCATATGATAAGCCGGGGCGGGGATACGTCGCCGCCCCGGCGCTTCTTCTTTTTGTTATGAAATTCCTGATCAACTCCGACTGCCTGATTGGTGGCCAGCATATCGCTGAAGGCACTGTGGTGACCGTGACTGATGACCAAGCCGTGGAGCTGATGCTGGCAAACCGGGGTCGCGTGGTCCCAGAGGATTACGCCGCGCCAACCGAAGAGCCTGCCAAAGCGGCCAAGCCTACGAAAAAATGATTCCTTCTGCTGCCATCTCCCAGCTGGTCACTGCGCCTGCGCTTGAGCCGATTACCTTGGTCCAGGCGAAGGAGCATCTGCGGGTGGATGGCAGCGATGAGGATTCGCTGATCGGGCTTTGCATCACGGCGGCAAGAGATCGGATCGAAAACGAATGCCGCAGGGCCTTCGTCAGGCAGAAGTGGATCGCCTACATCACGGGCGACATCGGCGGATGCGTCCCGGTGGAGCTACCCCGCGCCAGATTGATGGCAGCGGAGACCTTTTTGATGGAATACCGGAACGATGCCGGCACTTGGACGGCATGGGCGAACACTACCCAGCTGCCAATCAGGGAGCCTGCGCTGGTCTGGCTGACATCATACCCGGACAACATCGATACCCCGCGCAGCCCACAGGATGCGGTCTGGCGGGCGACTTTCTGGGCCGGGTATGGTGCGCTGGCCACTGACGTTCCGGGGCCGCTGCGCCATGCGATTTTGCTGCTGACGGCCCATCTATTTGAGCGGCGGGAAATGGTCATTAGCGGGGCGACGGTCACGGAGATTCCGAAATCGCTGGATTGGCTGATCGACTCTTTCCGGGTGCCTTGGGAGGGGGCGGTCAAATGACCCCCATCGGACGCAGAGACGCCAGAATAACGATCCAGCGGGCTGCAGACACGGTGGATGATCAAGGCTCTGTCACGCAGACTTGGTCAACGCTGGCGACAGTCTGGGCGCACGCGCAGACAATGAGTGGCAAGGAGACGACCAACGGCTCATCAAGGGACGCCACTGCGGAACAGGTTTTCTCTGTGCGCTATCAATCGCTGCTGGATGACCTGAATCCACGGGACCGGATCATCTGGGGTGGGTTTGTTTACGACATCACCAGCGCTCTGCCGCTGCCGCCATCCCGGCCGGCTGAGATCATTATTTCGGCGGTCTTAACCGATAACGCCATCAACGCGACCGGCTACAACTTTACGGCAGATAGCACTGATTTCACTGCCGACATGACGCTCCAGACCGCTGACCACACCTAGACCTATGGCAAAACAAACCATCAACATCGGGACTACAGCCAACGACGGAACGGGTGATCCTATCCGCGCGGCGTTCGAGAAGGTGAATGATAATTTCACGGAGATTTACACGGCGAACACGGGGACGAATACCGGGGACCAAGATCTTTCTGCCTACGCAACGACCGCTGCGGTGGCGGCTGGGTATCAACCCCTTGATTCTGACCTGACGGCGATCTCTGCGCTGACGACCACAGCCTACGGGCGGGCGCTCCTATCGACAGCTGACGCGGCTACTCTCCGCAGCGCAATCGGCGTAGGCCAGGCCGACGCCCCAACCTTCTTGGCGCAAACCCTGACCGGCCAAAGCCTGACCAGTTCTCAGTCGACCAACTTGTTGGACTTGGCGACGACCTGGGACACCGTGGGCACTCCAACTGGCATCAAGCTAGATGTCATTAACACCAATAGCAATCCGGCAGCATTACTGATGGACTTGCAGGTGAGTGGTGGGACCAAGTTCAAGGTAGCCAAAGGAGGGTCTTTTTCCTTCAGGGCCGGGAATACCTTTGCGGATATTTCTAGTGACGGAGTGGGTCGCATCCTGATGAATCCAACCGCTCCAAATGGCGTCAGAATTTCCGGCGATCTGCATATTGGAACTGCTGATGTAGTTTTGATACAAGACGCCTCCGGGATCTTGGCCCAGCGGAACGGGACCGCCAAACAGGCACTTAGGGTCTATAACACAAATCTTAGCACTGCGCCGGAATGGGCTGAATTTGATTGGATCACATCAGGGGTCGGCAACACGCTGCGGATCGGCACAAACCTGTCAGGGACCGGGGGGGCGCGTCCGATTGAGTTTGTGGTGGGCGGGGTGGTTCGATGGACAATAGCAACAAGCGGAAACGCCACTTTTACCGGCGGCTTGACGATTGGTTCGTCGGCAGCTTTCGCATTCAGCGGTCGCGTGCTTTTCTCAGCCCCTTCGGTTGGCGTTTACCTGCTGCAAAATAATACCCAAGACGATTTTAACCGACTCCAACTAGGCGGCACCACCTCCGCATTCCCCGCGATCAAGCGGAACGGGACCGGGATCGACATTGTGCTGGCAAATGATTCTGGGTTTGCTCCAGTGAAGGGCAAGCTGACCACAGACACCGCATACACTGCCACCGTAGTCGCCGCCACTGGTTACATCACGATCTACGACTCTACCGGGACTGCATACCGGGTGCCATGCGCTGTCTAATAACAATTCCCACATGACCACAACCTACAAAACCAACCTCGTCACTTCCCGTAACGCCAACCTCGCCGAACAGCACGATCTGCGGGAGCGGCTCAAGCAACTCGAAAGCGAAGAGACCCAACTCAAAGGGGCCATCGCCGTCCTGACTCAGATCGATCAAGCCGAAGCCGAAAAGGCCAAGGCTGAACAACCCACTACCTAATAACACATGGCCACAATTACCATCCCACTTGATACTCCGGCGGAACGTCCTGAGGTCACCGCGAAGACTTACAACGAGATTTATATTATGGACCTTGCCATTTCGGCCCGGTCTATGGGCGAACAGGACTCGATTTATGTTGAGTATGTGCCCTACGATCAGGCGACTGGCGACCGGCTGCTTTCAGATCGGCGGGAAGTGCGTCTGCCTTTTTGGGAGGCGGTGCAGGCTATTCCGTCCGCTGCTGCTGCTTTTGGGGCGGTTGCGGTTTGTTTGCCGGATTTGATTGCTTATCAGGCTGAGAAACAGAAGCCGGTTGAGCCTACGGAATAACATCATGCCCGCCGTCAATCACAGCGCGAAACTGGCAACGTCACTGATGGTGGCGATGAAGGCCCATGGCGCGCTGACGGCATTGATCGGGGCAGGGACAGCCTGCCGACTGTATAGTGGCAGGGCGGCACAAGGGAGTGCTCTGCCAAGGGTGATCTGGCATGAGATCACCAGCACCCCGGAACATACTCATGATAGCGCGACGACCGCCGACCCCGGCATGGAGGATACCATCGTGCAGTTTGACATCGAGGCGCGGCATCTGTCCGGGTGCCGCGCTGTCGCCGATGCCATCAGCGAAGCCCTCAACGGAGCTAAACCCGGCGGGGCCGCCGCCGACCTGCAAGCTGCCTTTCGGGAGTCCGGCGGGTTTGCTCAACCTCTGGACTACCAAACCGGCGACGGCATCACGGAAGCGCACCGGCTGTCAGTCGATTACCGGATCATCTGGCGTGACGCCTGACCTTTAACTCTTTCAAACCATGGCCAAAAAAGCAGCATACAATACCCGAATCCAAATCACTGACCCTGCAGACTCATCCGTGATCCGGGTGAAACATCTGGGGGATATTTCCGGGCCGGAAGTGTCGGTCGCGGTGGTGGATGTGACGGCACATGATAGTCCTGATGGGTTCTCTGAGTCATTGGCAGGCATTGCTGAGGCGGGGGATGTGACGTTTGAGCTGTTCTTCGATCCCAACGATAACGGGCACTCGCGGCTGCTGGCGATGGTGGACGAGCGGAGGCCGGCGGCGTTCGTGATCCGGCTTCCGGCTGACTCGACGCAATTAATCTCGACCACGAGTTTTGCGGGGTCGGTGGTGGGGTGGGTGCGGAATGGCAACTTTACGATAGGGGGCGGGGTGGCATACTACACGGCAGCCGATCCGGGCGTAGGTGATTACATCGAGGCTACGCTGACGGTGGCCCCGCTGATCGCTGAGAGCTATGTGGTGGCCATTACATTCACCGGGACGACCCAAGGCACGGCCAGCGTCAACGTGCTGCATGGCGGGGCTGTTGTCGGGACGGTGAACCCATCTGAAGGCGGGACGCAATATGTGCGATGGGATGCGGTATCAACGAGCCTGCTTTTGAGGATTGAGGTGCCGTCCAGCATTAGCACGCTGCAGACTTTTTCGATCGCTGGCGTCTCGATGCTGGGCATTACCAGCAACACAGCCACCCGGTTCAACTTCACCGGCCTGGTCACCAAGGTGGGGATTCTGGCCCCGGTGGGTGATGCCCTGAAGGCTCCGGTGAGCGTGAAAATCAGCGGGGCACCTGTCTACACCCGCGTCTGATATCCTTTCCGATTCTCCAACCAAAAAACTAATATAACACTATGGCTAAAAAAGCAGCATACGGCACTAAACTGGCGATTCAGCGACTCCAAACCGGGAGTTATACGGATGTGGCCAACGTGGGCGACATCTCCGGCCCAGAGGTTTCGGTGGAAACGATCGACGTCACCACTCACGACAGCGCGGATTTCTTCACGGAGTTTCTGGCGGGGATCGCTGACAGTGGCGATGTCTCGTTCGATCTGGTCTTTGACCCGAATCTGGCGGCTCATGAGACCATTTATAACGATGTGGTCGGGCGGCAGAAGCACAACTTTTATCTCAAGATGCCCGGATGGGTATCGACTGCGGCTGGTGGTTACATCGCCTTTGCTGGTATCTTCACGAAGATCGGCCTGACCTTCCCTGTCAAATCCGGGATCATGGCTCCGGTGACGATCAAGGTCAGCGGCAAGCCGGTCTACACCAAGTTTGTCTGATCCTGATTCCCTAAAACCACACACCAAAATCCACCACACATGGACCTAAAACCACGATTCACGACCCGCGCTGTCCGCCAGCTTTTTGAATGCCACGGGATTGACCTGATGAAACTGTCAGGCGATGCCATCACCGACTCTGAGAGCCGGAAGAAGATCACAGTCGGCGGGATGCCGGATGCTGACGCTGCGAAGGTGGCCGAGGCGTGCGATGACCTGACGCCGGGTGAGCACATCGAGCTGCTGACGGAGGCGATCCGCCGCGATCTGGTGCCAGCCTCTATCCGGGAGGCGACCGCGAAGGCCGCTGACACGGGCAAAAGCGAATGATAACCAATCTGCCAGAGAGGGACAGTCTGCGGCCTACTGGGCCGGGAGTGTGGCCCGTGCTCACCGGGTCGCGTCCCTCTCTGGCGATCTCTTTTGGGGGCTTACGCCGGCGGAGGTGGAGCAGATCATGCGGGAGGCGATCGGCGAATGGCGGGACAAGGCGAGAGCTGCGTCCTACAATGCCGCGATGATCTGCGCCTGCCTCTATAACTGCCACCGCGATCCTAAATCCCACCCTGAGCCATTCACCCCTGACGACTTTCTGCCGCAAATCCAAAAGCCTGAACCTGAACCTGTAACCGAAGTGCCGCCGGAGGTGGTGGCGAAGAAGGTGGAGCTGGCGATGAATGTCCTGACACAGATCAACTCATGAAATTCAACACCAGAGTGACAGGGGCAAGAGATGCGGAGGCGGCAGTAAAGGAGCTGACCGACAAGATAGGGCGCGGGGCGATGCGTGACTCTCTGACGAAGGCGGCGCGGATCATGACGGCGGCAGTAAAGCGGGGTGCGCCAACGGGGGCGACCGGGCTGCTGAAGAAGAGCATCAAGCAGAAGGTGGTGACCAATACGCGCAAGCAGATGGTGACTGCCTATGTGGGGCCATCCAACAATGTAACTGGGCAGGTGGATCGATTCGGAAATGGGAACATCACGACGGTGCGGCCTGCCAAGTATGCCCACCTGGTGGAATACGGGACGGCGTCCCGAGGCGGATATGGGCGGAAGGGGGAGATAGTGACTCCCGGCAATCAGCCAAGGCCATTCATGCGGACGGCCTACGCCTCCACGAAGACGACGACGCTGGACAAATACAAATCAGAACTAGGGCCGGCCATTGAGAAGACGGCGTCTAAAATCAGAAAGCGGAAAGTCCGCACCTAAATTATGGCTGAATCCATTGCAGACCTCTCCATCCAACTCCGGGCTACGGCGGACAAGCTGTCTTCTGACATCAACAGCGGGCTACGGGGAGCGCAGCAGTCTACGAGCGTGGGGGCGGTGGCTTTGGGCACGGCTATTGGCGTGAGTGTGGTGGCTGGGCTGGGGGCGGCAATGGCAGGAGTGAAAAAGGTGGTGGGGCTGGCCTTTGAGGGGCTGGACCGGATCGATGCGCTGGATGAGGCGGCAAGCAAGATCGGGATTGCCTACAATGCGCTGCAAGACCTCAAGTTTGCCGCTGAGATGACTGGCGGTAGCCTTGAGGGGATGGTGTCCGCTCTGGCAAAGATGCAGGCTAATCTGGCAAGCGGAAGCGCTGACGAGGCTCTGCTAAAGCTGGGGCTGAGTGCCCAAAACCTGCGAGACCTCGCGCCGGAAAAGCAATTTGCCGAAATCGCTCAGAAGCTGTCTGAAATCCAGAACACCGGGGACAAGATTGACCTGACGAAGTCCTTCTTCGGGAAGGGCGGGGTGGAGATTTTGAACGTGATCAACATGGGCAAGGAGGGGATTGAAAGCATGAGTGCCGCCACGGAAAAGCTTGGCGGGCACCTGACTGATGCCCAACGATCCATGGCCACGATGGCCCAGGAGAATATTGAAAAACTGCAAACGGGATGGGGGTTCATCAAGGACCAGCTCGCGGTGGCGATTGCTCCTGTCTTAATCGACATGGTTAATACCGTGAAGGAATTGGCGGATGAGTCCAATGCGGTGGGTGAAATTATCAGGAATTGGCCAATTTATTTTGTTGAAACGGTAGCTACTGCTGCCGAGGCGGTGCAGGCAGTCAGCCAGTTTGCGCGAGTTTGGAAAGACTGGAATGAGGCAGCTAAGGATAATCCCTTTACGCTTAATCCATTAACGGATTACAAAAATTCGATGGAGGATCTGGATGCTGCTCTGATGAAGCACGTAAGTTTGGAAAAAAACGCAGGAGATGTGGTCCGGGAAAGATACGAGAAGCAAAGGCTGGCGTCTCAGGCGGCGCGACTGGAAGCACTGAATGCGGCGCGTGAAAAAAAGGAACTGGATAAAGATGTGGCGGATGGATACGTAGACACTACCAAGGAAATGACGCGGGCCTACGAAGCGCAGATGGCGGCCAATAGGGCGGCAAACGGTGACTTCAGCCAGTCCTTTGATGCCATATGGAAGGTGATGCCGGAAAAGGTGCAGGCGTCGCTGGATCAGGTGGTGGAGCAATACACGGCCACCACAAAGGGACTGAAAGAGCTGACGGTGGAATGGGTTTCGATGATGATCTCAAATTTCCTGGCAGTCAGTAATTTGATGAACAACGTCCAATACGTGAATGCATCAGACTGGTGGAAGAAGACGAATGATATGCTGCAGAGCCTTGGCTCTAGAAAAGACGAGGGGGTGGGTGCGGATGCTCAGGCGACACTCGACAGCATGAAAACGAGCAGTCCCGCTGCAGGCCAGGGGGATGCTGGATTATCTCCAAAAGAGGTTTTATTAAATAAGCAAAGCAAAATCGACTCGGACAAATGGTTTAAGGAGTTTAAGGCAGGGGACTTGTCTCCGTCTCAAGCAGCGATGGCTAGAAGCGCCGCCGCTCAAGAGGCCAGCCAGGCCAGGGAAGCCGCGAGAATAGATTACAACCGCACACTTAGCCAAAACAAGAGCGCTGAGAGATATAATGCCAGAAATCTCAGGGATATTCGGGGAGGGATGAAGATCGGATCGTTTGATGGATCGTTTACTGCGCCATCGATGAATGGGCAGGCTCCGTCATTCTTCGGCGGGGGCGGGATGAAGACGCCCCGGATGAATACGGCGGCAGCAGGCGGGACGCTGGGGGCGGTGACGATCAACCAGAGCTTTTCCAGCGGCGTGACGAGGGCGGAACTGGCGGGAAGTATGGATGACCTGAAAGACGCGACGCTGGGGGCGGTGCTGAATGCAGTTTCCAATGGTGGGGGCTTCCGTAATGCCCTGCAAGCTTAACAAATAACACATTAAAATATATGGCCAGAACAATCAGAATCGAAGCAGAGCAACGGACGCGGCGCGGGGGATACCTGACGGACCTACGGACTGGGCAGGGGGCGTTTATTCACCGGGGGGAAGACTTGATCATTGAGATGGCGTTATTCTCTGCGGGCAGGATGCTGCTGCGGTCTGAGGTGACGACGGTGACGCTGAAGTTTTATAATTCGGCTGCTGCGCTGATCCTTGAAAAAGTGGTATCCAATACGGCGCTCAACCCGGCGATGACTGCGGCCCAATGGCGGAATGGGACAGGATCGCTGGCAAGATACAGCATCAATGGCGCGGATACCGGGACGCTGCCGGCTGGCTTTTTCACTTTGGAGGTGTGGGCGAATGAGGGGGGACTAGGCACGGCAATGTTTGCCGGTGGATTGATCGAGGGGGTGACGGTCACTAATTTGATCCCAAGCACTCCGGTGACTCCAGGCCCGCCGACCAGCTATACCAAGGCGGAATCTGATGCGCTGTATGATACGATCGGGGCCTTCATGGATGCCGGGATGTCTAGCGCGGACAAGCTGCTGACGAGGACTGCCCATGGGACAGGCCCGGCTGGGGGGTCGCAGATTTTGACAGGCGCTCCATCTCCATCATCTGAGGGCACGATCCTTGGCGAAGAGGCGCGGGTGACTGAGGTGACGCCGGATGGGAATACGGTGCTCTACCTGCGGCCTCCGGGGCTGGCGGTGGGGGCATCGCACACGCTGCTGATCGATCAGGGGTATGTGACGCACTGGGATGCGATCTTTTCCTTCCCGCCCAACACTATCACAAATGGAACGGGGTCTGCCGGATTTGCTAAAAAGTCATGGCACCCGGTGACGGGGGAGGGATACGAGAAATTCCACCTCCTGTATGATGGATACAAGGTGCACGTGAGCCGGTTCCGCCAGCCTGCTTTGCCGCCATCCATTTATGACTGGCAGGCCGAGCATCCGTTCCACAGCGGAACGAATCTGGTGGCTGACCGATCAGGAAGGACGATCAGCACTACCGCTACCGTCCCAGGGTATGCAGCGATGGCAGGTAGCGTTTTTAAAGGGGTGACCTATAACGGGACAAGCAGCTCGCACTCGATGGCTATGGAGGCCCCGGTGGTGGCTCAGGGGATGACGGTGGCCATGGTATTCACTGCGACCGCATCCACGGGGCAGAAGGCGTTGTTTTCCAGCTCTGCGCTGGGAATCCAGATCGTGACTGACACTGACGGGGTGAGGCTGCAAGCCTACGGCGGCGCGTCTGGGACGGGTTTGCTGATTTCGACTAGCTACAGCACTGCGCCGATCGCGTTTGTGGCGGTGGTGCGGCCTGGAAGCGCTGGGGCCTACGTGATGACTACCGATGCTACTGGAGGGGGCCAGACGGCATCCTTTACGCCTACGGCTACATCGGGGAATACTGCCACGATGGGGTCGAAAGATGGCGCGTCCAACTGGCTGGCCTGCACGGTGGCCAGGGCGCAGGTCTACCGGGCGGGCCTGAACTACGACCAAGCCCGCGCTGTCTTGGATTCCCTGACTGAATATTACCAGCTCTCCTAAATGGAAACTCCCATCCCACTTCCCTCCAGTCCCGGAAACCGTGAGATTTCATGGATTCTGGATAGTGCTGTGTCCCGGTCTGTGTCGCCATTCTCCCTGACGGAACAGGTGTATGCCTGGCCGGGGCAGCGGTGGAGTGTGGTGATGTCTCTGCCGACGATGAGCGTGGAGGCGGCGAAGGAGTGGCAGGCTTTCTTCGCGGAGATCAATGGGATGGGTGGGACTTTTTACGTGCAGGATGCGGCATTCCTGCAGGTGGCGGGAGTGGGGTATGGTGCGCCGGAGGTGGATGGTAATTTCGCCGGGGGGTTGGCGGTGCCGACGAGAGGCTGGACGCCGAATATGGCCAATGTGCTAACGAAGGGGCAACACATCGAGATAGCGGGGCGGATGCGGATGGTGACGGAGGTGGCGAATAGTGATGCTGACGGAAAGGCGCTGATCCGGTTTTGGCCGCAGGCGCGGGGACTGACGGATGGGATGGAGGTGGTGTGGCTGAATCCGAAGGGGGTCTTCCGGGCCAGCTCTGTTCCGGCTTTTACATGGAACGCTAGCCGACTGCAGGAGGGCTTTCAATTTTCTGCGACTGAAGTTATCTTGCCATGAGTGAACGATCCATGCACCCTGATACGAAGGCGGCTTTCGCGGAGAATCTGATCCGGCCGGCGCTGCTGGTGTATGCTGATTTCCCGGACCTGACGGTGCGGATTTGGAGCGGGGAGGGGCCGCTGGTGGCGGCGGGATATACTTGGGAGGGGGCGGGGGCTTTGCTGGCGATAGAGGACATCACGGAGACGACTGATAGCGCCCAGCAGGGGATCGCGGTGCGGCTTTCTGGGATTCCTTCCAGCCTTTTTACCAGTGCGACGCTGGGCGACTACCAGAATAGGACGGCGGAGGTGGCACTGGTGGTTTTTGATGCTGAGATGGCGGTGATCGGTGATCCGGTGAGCCTGTTCCGGGGGCTGATGGATCAGGATACGGTGAATGACGATGGGCAGCAGGTGGCGGTGACGATCAGGATTGAGTCGTCGCTTTCTGACCAACTGAAGGCGCGGGCTTTCCGCTATACACATGAGGACCAGCAGACGCTCTATCCGGCGGCGGGTGACAAGGGGCTGGAGTTTGTGGCCGCTTTGCAGAATATCCAGATCAGATGGGGGCAGGCTTAGAACATTATGAATACCACGCAATTCACAGGGACGGCGGCGCAGCGGTTGAGGGCTTCACAGCTGGCGCAGTCACGCCTTTATTTTGGCAGGGTATACCGGGCGAGTGACCCGAAGTGGACGGGGGCGGAGCGCGGGATCACGGACACGATCAGCAACAGTGCGGTGAGCCGGAGGACGGTCTATGGGCGGGCTTTGCTGGGGACGATTTCTGCCTATGCGGAGACGACGGGGACCAGCAATGAGGTTTTGCACTTGATACAGGTGCTTTGTGAGGGGCCGATTGATTCCATTGAGAAGGTGTATTTTGATGGGGAAGAGGTGACGTTTGATGGATCGGGGAATGTGACAGGGACATATGCCGGGGCGGCAGTGGTGAAGAAGTATTTGGGGACTGCTGGGCAGACGGTTGATCCTACTTTAGACGCGGCCTCGACGATCTGGACGACGGACCATAAGTTGACGGGGATCGCGTATCTTTATGTTAAGCTGACGATCAATCTGCAGGTGTTTACTGGGATTCCGGCGATCACCGCGGTGGTGAAGGGGAAGGCGGATATTTACGACCCGAGGACGGGATTGAGCGGGTATAGCAGGAACCCGGCGCTGTGCTTGGCGGACTACTTGACCACGCCGCTGACTGGCCCAGGGATCGCTTACAGCGACCTTGACGCTGATGCCTTGGCTCATGCTGCGGATGTGTGCGATGAGGCTGTGGTGACGCTGGCAGGGACTGAGCCGCGATACACTTGCCAAGGGGTGATCGACTCCAGCGAGACGGTGGAGGATAACGCGAGGCGATTTGTGCAGGCGATGGCGGGGGACATGATTCAGCAGGGCGGGAGCTTTGTGATCAATGCGGGGGAGTATCAGGTGCCGACCTTCACGATTGATGAGGATATGCTGGCGGGTGGGATTGTTTTTTCATCGCTCCAGCCGAGGACGGCGCGGGCAAATATTATCAAGGGGACGTTTCAGTCAGAGGCGAATGCTTGGCAGCAGTTTGATTTTCCATCGATAACGGATGCGGCGGCAGTGGCGATGGATGGGCAGGAGGTCATCAGTGATGTGGGGTTTGCCTTGGTGGACAGTGGATCGCAGGCGCAGAGGCTGGCGAATATCCAGCTAAGGCAGGCGAGGAGGGGCAGGACGGTGCAGCTGCAGTGCAACCTGAAGGCGATGCCGGTGAAGGTGGGGAGCAATGTGATGTTGAGCCTGCCGCGATACTTTGATGGGGCTGTGTATAAAGTTATGGAGTGGAGGTGGAGCGCGGGGAATGATGGCGCTCCGGGTATTACCATTACCCTGATGGAGGCGAACGCGGACATATGGGCGTGGGATGTGGGGCAGGAGAGGCCGATCAATGACCCGCTGGCTCTTAGCATTGACCCGCCTCAGACGGGGAACACCACGGTTACCTTGTTCTCTGGGCCTCCCAAGACGTTCACGATTAGCTGCGTGACGCTGGGTGCAGGGATCAGGTATAGCCTGACTGGCGATCCAAAGACATCGGCGGGCGGCACTGAATACACTGAGCCGGTGATCTACACTGGGACGCCTACGCTCTACTCCCGCGCATTCAGGCCGGGGTATTTGGATGGGCCGCTGAAGACTACGTCGCTGCCATAAGGCAATCTGTTTGCATTAAAGGCACCGTTATGCCCTAGCGCAAGGAGGGGAAGGGTGGGTCTAATGTCCACAGGTTCAACGAGTAACAC